TTGTACTAGATAATTACAGCTTACGCCTTAATGATATGACTAAGGTAGTTGAGCATAGCAACGGGAAAAAATTAACCGATAGGGACAAAAATAGTATTTACTTAACGGCTAAAAAAACTTTTGATTTTACAGTATATAAGGGAGATATTGACTGCATTATTAACTCAGATGCGATAACAAATTATAACCCTATAACAGACTTTTTCAGTAAAACACCAAAGGAAAAACTAACGGGATATATAGACAAATTTATTAGCTGTATTGAAACGGATAACCCCGACTTTGCTAAAAAATATTTTAAAAAGTGGTTAGTTTCAGGAGTTCACAACTGGACTAGGGACGATTTTAATAGGCAAGTAAGCCCCTTAACTTTGGTACTTTGCGGATCAAAACATGGTACGGGTAAAACCTCTTTTTTTAGATATATTTTACCTACTGAGCTTAGAAAGTATTATGTAGAAAGCAAACTAAAAGGGGACGATGATAGCCTTTTATTAATGAACTCTAGTATGCTGTTATTAGATGATGAGTTTGGAGGTAAAGCCTTTAAGGAAAATAAAGCGTTTAAGGAATTATCAGATAAAAACGTAATTACTGTAAGGCGTAAATACGCTACATTATCGGAGGACTTTAAAAGGGTTACCCTATTGGCTGGAACTACCAACGAAATTGAAGTATTAAAAGATCCAACAGGAAACAGACGAATAATTCCTATAAATGTTAAATCTATTAACTTAGAAAAACTTAGCGAAATTGATACTAAATTAATGCTATGGGAGGCAAAACAATTATTAAATGAGGGCTTTGAATGGGTAGTAAGAACTCAAGAGGATATGGACGAAATATTAGCCAACTCAGGCGAAAATGTTGACGAAAGTGCAGAGGTAGAACTTATTAACGAAATATTTAGCATTGAGCCAGTTGAGGGCTGGATTAATTGCGTAATGAATAAAGGAGAAATGCTTAAGTTAATTTCAGAGCATAACCAATTTTACAAGTTTACTAAGCACTCTTTTAACGATTGGGCTTTAAAAAGCAAAGCAAAATATAAAACTTATCATTGCCCGAAATTAGCAATTAATAAAAAGGGGTATAGACTTTACAGAAACCCCCTAAACGAAACCGATTTAAGCAAATTAATAACTAGAGAAGAGGCTGACGATATGCCTTTTTAAAAAAGCGAAATTATGAGCAAACCTGAACATTACCAAAAAAACACAATTAACGGACTAGATGTTATTGACATGATCAAAATATTTAACCTAAATTTTAACGAGGGGAACATTTTAAAATACCTACTTAGGAAAAAAGGACAAGACAAAGCCGACTTAATTAAGATAATTGACTACGCTCAACGAGAATTAAACCACCTAACCAACGAGGAAAAAAAAGAAGCGGAGGCAGAAAAACACCTACACGGGGCTTAAAAAGGTTAGAATAACCTAAATCTAACCTAAATCTAACCTTTTTTAAAATCGCTGTAAGTCCCTATGGCACTACCTTTATATATATATCTAACCTTTTAACCTTTATATATATATATAAATATATAATATAGAGTATAGTTTATAAGGGTAAAAAATAAAAACCTAATATATAAAACTTTTAAAATTATAGGGTTAGAAGGTTAGATTTAGGTTAGAATTTAAATAAAGCTGAAATTTAAACGATAATTTAAAATGAATAGTAATACACTAAAAAAGTATAATAAGGCTTTAAATGAGCTAAAAAGACCTTTAAATGAAGTATTTAGATGTTTACTTGAGATTGAATGTTATACTTTGCCCTTACCAGTTGGTAACAATAAAATTAAAATGATTATATTTGAAAAAGGAGTACAGGTTAAAAAAGAGCCTACATACTCGCATGATGAATTTAAACTTAAACAAATTGAGTTTTTAAATTATTTTTATAACAAATATTTTTAAATTATGGCTTACGATAAAGAAAAAATCTATAAACAAGCTCAAAAACTAATAGTTGATAAGAAATTGATCTTTATGACTGAGGTTTACGCTTTGTTACCAATGACGCACGCAACTTTTTATATTTGGTTTCCTGAAAAATCTGAGGAACTTGAAACTTTAAAGAGGTTAATAGAGGCAAATAAGACTAACTTAAAGATGAAGTTAAGAGAGAAAATGTTTAAAGAGGGTAAAAGTGCGGATAATATTGTACTTTATAAATTAGCGGGAACTAAGGAAGAAAGGGACATATTAAACGGGGTTGATACTAGCTCACAGGAAGTTAAACCAGCTCAAACAATTAATATTAATTACGTTAAACCTGAAAATAAATAAATTATTTTTAGTTTTTTTGTTGTTAATTAAAAAAGTTTGTTTATATTTGTAATGTCAATAAGGCACAAAAATATAAATCAAACGAATATTATGGAAATTTTAGCAACAGTAAACGGATTTGAAATAGTAAACTCTAAAACTTTAAATGGTTGGTTTACTACTAATTGCGGTACTATCTCTGGAGAGAGTTTAGAAGAGGTTATAAGTGACGCAAAAGAGTACTATAAACATTTAAGCGTTAAAGCTCGTAAAGGTGCTAAGGTTTATAAATTTGGCGTTTATGCTGGTTTTGTTTTATTATCTCAGTACAAAACTGAGGAGGAGGCTTATAATGCTTTATTTGAAAAAGAGGACTTTTTTAAGTATCAAGCTGAACAGCCGAGCGTTAGAGCTTCACAAATAAAGAGATTTATTTAATGAAAGATAACAGATCAATTAAGGATAGATTAAAAGAAGTTGGTATAATAGTTACTGACTTCTTTTTAAACAATAAAAGAAACAGGCTTTTAATAGATGAAAAAGGAAACGAACTAGGTTACTTTACACCATTAAAAGCATTAAAAAAATACCTATGAATTTACTTTTAATTAGAGAGCAATTTTTTAAAGATACTACAATAGGTAAACTTTACATTAATGGAGAGTTTTTTTGTCATACCTTAGAGGACGCTATTAGAGGCTATGGTATTAAAGTTTACGGACATACGGGCATACCAGCGGGAGCGTATAAAATAGACTTATCAGTATCGCACAGATTTAAAAGGCTTATGCCTATGGTTTATACCGAGCCAAACAAATACGAGGTTAAAGCTGGAGGTATTGAATTTAAAGGTATTAGAATACACAAGGGTAATAATAATTTACATACTCACGGCTGTATTTTAGTAGGTTATAAAACGGCTAACGCTAAGATATGGGAAAGCGTAGAGGCTGAGAAAGACCTAACCGACATATTAAGTAAATCAAAAGATCCTATTAATTTAGTGGTTAAGAATAGGTAACGCTTGTGATAAAACAAGTTTTTTCTATTTGTTTTATTAGCGTGTTATAATTTTAAAATAAATATAAATATGAAATTAAAAGAAAAATTATTAAATACAATTGAAGATATGCAAATAAGGGCAATTCAATTAAACAAATATATAAAGGAATATAAAGAAGATAATGATTATGAAAACGCTATGAAATGCGATATAAAATATAGGCAGTTAAAAATGATAATACAAGAATTAAACAAGTTAGTTGATTAATTATAACGTCCGTATAAAAGGCGTTTTAATGCCGTTTATATTACGTTATTAAATTGCTCCAGCTTTGGGGCTTTTTTTGTATATTTAAATAAAGGAGGATTAGGTAGTCTAAAACATTATAATTATATTTGTTATATGGAAACAATATGGAAGATTATACCAAATTTTAATAATTATGAGGCAAGTAATACGGGCCTAATAAGATCAATAAATTATAAAAGAACAAGAAAAACTAAAATACTAAAACCTAGTATAAGTAGAGGGTATTTAAAAACTATGATAAAAAATGACCTAGAACAATACAAAAGTTGGAATGTACATAATTTTATTATGCTTACATTTAAAGGGCCAAAACAAAAGGGCCAAGAAGTAAATCATATTGACGGAAATAAGTTAAATAATAATATTAATAACTTAGAATATTGCACTAGGTCCGAAAATATGAAACACGCTTTTAATATGGGGTTGGCCAAAGCTAAAAGAGGAGAGGATAATGCGAGTGCAAAACTAACACAACTGCAAGTAAACGAAATTAGGTCATATGTAAAGGGCCAAAGAGATAAAGGAGTTAGATATTATGGCCGTAAAAAATTAGCTATTAAATACGGAATTAGTGAGGCCCACGTTAAAGATATAGTAAATAACAGGAGAGAAATATGGAAGTAAAAGTAAGTGAAAATTTTGATGTGTTAAACACTAATTATAAAGGAAAGCGAGGTATGATCCTCGAGGGGGGGTCACGGCTCGTAGCGGAAAAACTTACGCTATAATACAATTCCTTTCAATTTATTTATTACAAAATACAGGCATTACAATAACAATAGGGAGGGAAACCCTAACCGATATTAAAGACACTATTTTACCCGATATGTTCGAGATATTTCACACGCTAGGGATAAGCTCAAGAGATGACTATACATGGAATAAGTCAGAAAAACATATCAAATTTAATGGTAATTTAATTAGATATATCGGAGTAAATGACAACCCTAATAAAACGCATGGACTTAAACAGAATATCTTTTGGCTTAATGAGATAATGCCAATAGATCAATTTACTTTTGACCAATTAGAGCAAAGAACTACCGACTTTTGGATATTAGATTATAACCCTAGTAGTACAATACACTGGGCTTATGATGTAGCTGACAAAAGAGAGGACGTTATTTTATTTAAGTCAACTGTATTAGATAACCCTTTTGTCCCTACTGAGGTAAAGCGTAAGATACTAGGTTATGAGCCAACGGAAAGAAACAAACTTTTAGGAACGGCCGATGAGTTTATGTGGAAAGTTTACGGGCAAGGAGAAAGGGCTGACGCTGAAAACAAGATATTTAAAAACTATGAATACTTTGACATCGCACCAACTGAATACGATTATAAATTTTACGGCTTAGACTTTGGATATGCAAATGATCCTAACGGGGCGGTAGAAACTATTATAGACGGGAATAACATATATATTACAGAGATATTATACGAAAAAGGGCTGTTAAATAAAGAAATTGCAGAGGTAATAAAACCAATAGTACAAGACGAGTTAGTCTTTTGCGATAGTGCCGAGCCTAAAAGTATCGCAGATTTAAGGATTAATTATGATGTAATGAGCGTACCAGCAAAAAAAGGAGCGGGAACAATTATAGAGGGTATTAAGAGAATTAAGTCTTTTAAAATACACTTAAATAAAAAAAGTGTAAATTTACATAATGAGTTTCAAAATTATAGTTATATTGAAAAAGCGGGTAAATTGATACCTCAGGACAAAAATAACCATTTAATAGACGCATTGAGGTATAGTTTAGCCCATTATAGATAAAAAATATGTTTGATAATTTAAAGAGTTTTCTAGGTTTAAAAACAAAGTCAGTAGGTTTTTACTCACAAAAGCAAATAAGAGATTTATTTAATCAGTCTTTTGACGAAGAGCAAAACATAACTAACTATATTAACGAGGGGTACGCTGTTAACCCTTATGTTAATCAGGTAATTAATAAAATTGCTAAGACTGTTGGGCGTTTACCTTTAAATTATAATAGCCCTGATGTTGAGAGCTTACTAGAAAAACCTAATAGCTCAATGTTTCAAAATGATTTTTTTGAGGCTTTGATAACTTCCTTACTTGCAACGGGAAACGCTTTCGGATATACTGAGGGCAATTTTATGAAGTCAGTACCCGACGAAGTAAAGATATTAAATACTCAATACTTAGATCCTTATTTTGACGGGGAGGGAGATTTTAGCTATGCTATTTATGATAATGGAAACGGGAGGCAAATTAAGATATTACCTAACGAGTTAATACATATTAAATTTGCTAACATTATTGAAACTGGAGATGATCAATGGTTTGGAACTTCTCCATTAAGAGCATTGCAAAAAACCTATTTAGCTAGTAACGAGGTAATTAATGCACAAAGGCATTTATTTAAAAATAAGGGGGCTATCGGTTTTATTACTTCAAATGATAGTCAATTACCATTAACACCAAAGGAAAGAAACGAAATTGATAAACAATTTAGGGATAACAGAATAGGAGGGAGCGATAATTACGGTAAGATTTTAACCACGTCCACCTCTGTAACATATACCGAAGTAGGAAAAAGCCCTAAAGATTTAATGTTAGATACCGCTAGTGTTTCATTTTTGCGTATTATTTGCTCTAGTTTTGGAGTTGATAGTGCTTTATTTAATGATCCGCAAAACAAAACTTATAACAATAGATTAGAGGCTCAAAGAGATTATTATAATGACGTTTGCATACCTTTAATGAATAAGTTACTACAAGCGTTCAATTACCAATGGGGGACTAATATAGAAGTTAACACCGATGAAATTTTAGCAATACAAAAAGAAGATGAAAAAACAGGGGTACAGCCAAAAGGCGAATAGTTTAGACTTTGAAGTAAAAGACAACAGCGGTAAAAGATTAGTAAAGGGGTACTTTGCTAGTTTTGGGAATGTTGACGCTCATAATGAGGTATTTACTAAGGGAGCATTTGCAAAGTCAATTAATGAAAGGGGCGTAAATTCTCAATCTAATAGAAAGATTTTACACCTTGCTTTTCATGATATGAATAGACCAATAGGAAACCTTAAAGTATTAGAGGAGCATAGCGAGGGTTTATATTTTGAAAGTGAACTTGGAACGCATACCGACGGGGAGGACGCTTTTAGAATGTATAAAGAGGGTATTATTAGAGAGCATAGCGTTGGTTTTATGTACGTTGGCGATAAAATAAAAGAGCTTGATAATGGAGCTTACGAATTAAATGAGGTTAAATTATTTGAGGGTAGTATGGTAGGCTTAGGAGCTAACAGCGAAACACCTAACCTAACAGCAATTAAGAGCCTAGAGCAAAAGGAGGCTATATTAGAAAAAATAGCACAGGAAAGAGAATTATTATTTAAAATGGTAGCCAAAGGAGGCGATTTAATAGAATTACAACTTAGAAAACTTTGTTTTGAATATGAAACACTTGCGAAATTTAACCCGACATTTGCAAAGTCAGTTAAAAATAACGAGCCGTCTAAAAAGCAAAATAATTTTTTCGTAAATTTAAGTAAAATTTAAACTAATTAATTATGAAATTTAAAGAGTTTTTAGCTCAAAAAGAGTTAACTAATGAGAAATTTATGGAGCTTGAGGCTGGAAAACAAGCCGAGTTATACAACGAGTACAATGATGCTAAAATGAAAGCTATTGATTTGGCTATTGAGCAAAAAGCATCTAAGGAGGATATTGACGGGTTAAAGTCAGAATTTTCTAAGGGCTTAGTTGAGCAACAAAAAGCGTTAAACTCTGCATTAAAAGAAATGGGAGTAGCTATTAAGTCAGTAATCCCAGCAAAGGAAAAAGGAGAAGTATCTCTAAAAGATTTAATGAACGCTAAGTCTGAGGACTTCGCTAAATTAAAAGAAGATACAGGGGCAAAAGTTAAAATGTCTGTTAAGGCTGTTGGTAATATGACAACGGGGAACTATTCAGGTGGGGACTATGTACAGGCTCAAAGATTACCTTTATTTAATGACTTGCCGTTAACACCAATTAACAACGTATTAGCTTACGTATCTCAAAGAAACGCATCTAGTCCGTTAATTGAATGGGTTGACAAGAGAAATAGAGAGGGAGTAGCTAACTATACAGCTGAGGGAACTCTAAAAAATCAAGTTGACTTTGATTTTGTAATTGAAAGTACAAAAGTTCAAAAAATTACAGCATTTGTAAAAGTTTCTAGAGAGATGTTATCAGATGTACCATATATGAGAGGTGCGGTAAATGACGAGCTTAGAACTGTTGTTTTAGATAAATTAGCTACGGAGGTATTAGCTGGAGCGGGTGGAACGACTGCAATTAATGGTATTATTACGGCTTCAACTGCTTGGGCTGCTGGTGGTTTTGCTCTTGCTGTTTCAAACCCTAATACTTTTGACGTTTTAAGAACTGCTTTAACTCAAATTAGCTTAGAGGGTTACTCTGCTAACGTAATTATGTTAAACCCTCAAGACTACGCATTAATGTTAATGACTAAGGGGACAGACGCAACTTACGTAAATGGTCAATTCTTATTTATGGGTATTCCTGTTGTTGAAAACGCTGGTTTATCTGCTGATAAATTCTTAGTATATGATCGTAACGCTGTTGAGTTATACAACTGGGAAAACTTTAACATTGAGGTAGGTTATGACGGGGACGACTTAACTAAAAACCTTGTTACTATGGTAGGAGAGTTAAGAGCTTGTAACGTAATATCAACTAACAAGGCTAAGGCTATTGTTTATGGTACTATTTCAACTGCTGTAACTGCAATTACAAAGGCGTAATTATTAACTAACTAACTAAATATATTATGGCGGAAAGTAAAGCAAAAACCAAAAAGACTGAAAAACTAGAAGAGTTTAAAGGATATAAAAAATTCGAAGTTATTAAAGATACTCAGCACCTAAAAAAAGGACAACAAGTTGAGTTAACTTACGAAATTTATACTATATTTAAGAAACAAAACCTAATTTAGATGTCTTATTTAGTTAATATAAATGATTTTAAAGGACGTTATCGCATTGCGGTAGCGTCTTTTAATGTTTCTAATTTTCAGAGTTATATAGATCAAACAGAGGAGCAAATAATAACAGAGGACTTTGATACTGATTTTTATAATGATATTGTAAGCAATTCGGCAAAAGATAAGTATCAAGACTTGTTAACAAGTGGGTACAAAGATTATTTACTAGGCTCAATATATTTTTACTATCAAAGAGATGCTTTTTTAAGCTCAAGTACTGGAAACGTAAAGATAAATAACTCTAATAGTGTTAATGTTCCTGATGCTATGAATGGAGCAATAGCAAAAGACCGCTATAATTTAGGCGTAGGCTATTATAATAGGGGGGCTGTTGACTTCTTAAATGATAACGCTGTAAAGTCTTATAGTATTTTAAGTAGCTCAGACTTAGGCGGGGGCTTGGCTCAATTAGATTTATTAGAAATTGACTATCTTTATGCTAACGATATTGTAAGAATAAATAATATTGATTATGTAGTACAAAGCGTTGACGATATGGGCAATAGTATTACTATTTTAACAAATGAGGACTTAACAGGTAGTAAAGTTGTTTATGATCCATTTGTAAACGTATTTTTTGAAAATAAAATATTAATAACTCCTTTCTAATGAAAAAAATTTATATTTCAGGTAATTATATTATTGTAGATAATGGAGCGGGGGACTTAATAGAATTCCCCGTAAATAATACCTTTTATAAATATAGAAATGATGTTTTTACAATAGAGGAAACTTTAGGAGGGGATAGGGTAATAATACCTTTAACCGATGTTGTTAACTGGTTTGATGAGGCGGGGCTTATCGCTTATTCATTTAATAGTTTAACCATATTTTTAAGAGAAAATACCTCTTTTGTAATTACGGGAACGGGAACAAGTGGAGGAGCTGGAGGGGGAGCTAGTGATATAGCTAATAGAATTATAGTTAATCAGGCTAATTTTTTAACAACTTTAGGCGGGGTTATTGATAGCTCAAAAGTTTATTTTTTAGACGGAATTATTGATCTTGGTAACACTCAAATAACAATACCAGCAACGGGGATAACAATAAAAGGAGATAGCTTTGATATTAGTGGGTTAATTAGCTCAGCTGATAATTATACTATGTTTATTTCAGAAAGTCCTGTAATAGGTAGCGGTAATGTTTTAGGAGCTGACTATTATATAAGCGTAACGGGTGCTAATAGTAAAGTTTATGAGTTATACGATGCAACGGGCTTTAATGCTTTTGAATTTGCTAGAATTAACTATATTGATTGTACTAACTTAGGAGATTTACATAATTATAGGCAAGGACTAGAGGATGGTACGGGACGCTTTGGAGGTAGCCCTAGTATTACATTACATGGAACTTGGCTAGGAGGTTATAGAATTACAACGAGTATAGTTAGAGGCTTGGCGGGTACTATGACAAACGCATTATTTAAAGAGGGTACAAGTTTTGTAATGAATAGCCGTTTTTTAACTGATATTAATTGCGATTTACCAACCTTAGCCCCTTTATTAGACTTTACGCCTAGTAATTTTACTAACCCTAGTACAATTCAAATAAAGGGAGCTATTATAAGCCGTAATGGTGGTTTTAATGCTAATGATACTAATATTTTACCTAACTTAAACGCCTCTGACTTACCATGTGATTTTGACGGCAATATAGGAATTAATAATACATTTGTAGGGGGTGCAATAAATAACACTGCTGAGGTAGTAACTGTTATTAATACAATAGGGGTGGCAGAAGATTTAAACGGGACTTTTACAGCGTCTGACTTACAGCATTTTGACAGCCCTTCTAATGGTAGATTAAGACATACAGGAATAAACCCTAGAGAATTTGTAGTAAATTGGGATCTATTAATAGAGGGTAAAAATAATGATAATTACGAGCTATTTTTATTAAGACAAAATGGAGGGGTAGGCGTTCCTGATATATTATATACGCAAGTTAGAACAGTTAACAATTTTCAAGGGGGTAGAGATGTAGGAATTTGGACTGGTCAAACTTCTATTATTTTAAACCAAAATGATGTGGTTTTTTGGCAAGTTGCTAACTTATTAGATACTGATAATTGCACCTTAGAGATAGATAGTAGTTGGAGCGTTATAGAGAGATAAAATGAAAGAGAAAATAATAAATTTAATAGTAGATAACGGGCTTAGTATTACTTTAGCCGTTTGCTTTTGCGTTGGCATATATTATATAATGGATAAACACCAAACCAAAAGCACCGATTTATTTATTGAGGCAATAAAGGAAAGTAGAAAGCAAAAAGCCGAGTTATTAGATGAGTTGTTGGATTGTTTAAAAAATAAGCCTAATGGATAGAGTTTTTGAGGCGTTGGCTGACAATTTAATAAGCCTACCTGTTGGAGTTGTTTTTGTATTATTATTATTAAGTTTATTTTTTTATTTTTTTAAGGATAGTTTAGGGACTTGGCTAAAAAAGGAAGAGAAAAAAAAACATAAAATATCTAGGTTACAACATCATAGATTTTTTAATACTTGCGATCAAGTAGAGAATAAAATAAAAACTATGACATTTAATACTAACGGAGAGTTAGACAGAGCAAAAACTAAAATGATGCACAAATTAATATCTATGAAGTGCGAAACTATGAAAAAAGATTTTAGTAGCTTGTTACTTACTAGAGGTATTGATGAGTGGGGAGTTTATGAGTTACAACATGAATTTAAGAGCTGTTTAACTGGAGTTGTTGAAAAATATAATAGAGATGCTTATAACAAGTTTTTAAAATGGGGCGTAAGTTCCGAAGATGCAAACTATTTAATACAAAATTATGAAGATTACAGGAGTTGTATGGTGGAGGGTTTTGTTGATAGTTTGGATAGCGTTTTAATGAATAGCGACTATAATAACAATTTTGACAAAGTAAATACATTAATGGAGTTATGTAGTTTAGCGATTTATGTAATACCTAGAGATGTAAGAAGTGCATTTGAACAAGTTAACGGGAGATACGCAAAATATAATACTAATGGGAATTTTTAAAGGAGATAAGGCTTTTAAAATAGCTGAGAAAGGATTAAATCTAGTTGATAGTTTAACTATTGATAAGGACGCACAAAATGACATAAAAAAAGAGATCATTTTAGCCGAGGTAAATAGTGATAGTAAATTCTTAAAAAACGCAAGACCTACTGTTATTTATTTTGGGTTATTAGTTGTTTTGTTGGAATTATTGGGGCTTAGGTTTTTTTTATTAAATTTGTTTATGACTGGAGAGCTTTATAAGAATGCTTTAGCAAGTAGCGAAAATATTTTACAATTTTTTTTAGTAACTTGGGGGAGCGTTGCAACGGCTTACGTAGTTGGGAGAAGTCAGGAAAAAAAGGCAAATAAATTATTTAAAAAATGATACCATTTAACGTATTCGGACATACTAAAAGGGCGGGGGCTGTTGAGGATATTCCTATTGTTTGGGTTGATGCTGACGATACGGGTAGTTATACGCTTTCGGGTAATGACGTATTAACTTTGCTTAACAAAGGTAGTTTAGGTGGTGCTATGACTTTAAGCGGGAATGTTAAATTTGCGAATAATGGTTTTGAGGCTTGGGCTAATACAAGTTTTATTAGGTATATTTTAGGTGAACCGTTTATGACTGATAATAGTTTTACGATGGTAACAACTTTTGACTTTCAAAATATAGCACAACAAAATAATAGGGGTTGGTGGGGGTCTATTTATGCAGATAACAATAATAGAATTTCTCATATTAGAGAAAATAGTGTTATTTCTAATATATCATTTGATGCAGGTACTTTAAGTAGATTAGATGTTAATTATATATTGGGGTTAAAATCAATGGTTACAAGCTACGATATTACAACTAATACTTTAATACAATTAAATTATGATGGCTCTAACCAATCTTATGTTAATATTACATATAATAATATAAATAGCTCTGTTATTTGGTTATTAAGAGCTGGTACAACTCCAACTACATCAACTGGTGCAAACAATCCTTTACACGAATTTAGATTATATGATAGAGCATTTACATTAACAGAGATGCAGAATTTACAAACTGAATTAAATAATAAATATACACCTTAAATGACAGCACTAGAACTACTTAAAGAGGCTTATAATAGCTTAGATTTTAGCTTAAATGTTATTTCTGTAAATAACGGCTTATTTGAGGTTACAGATTTAAAGTTTTCAAGAATAGGCACTTTTGTTATTATTGATAATAATGAGTATATTATAACTGATTTAAACACCGATTTAAAGACGTTTCAAATAAATGACAATAATTACAACCAAATGCCCACTAACATAGCTTTAAAAAGCCCTTATTTTGCTCATGGTACGGCACAAATGCAAAACAACGAATGGGCTAACGCTCAATTTGATGAGCAAAAGTTTCCTAGTATTTATGTTAGAGAGGTTATTAGAGAGCAAGAGTTTACAGAAAATAGCGGGAGTTCACTAGAGCGAGAAAGTGCAATAACTATATACTTTTTAGATAGTGTTAACTTTGCAGAGTGGACCACTCAGGACCACTACGATAATATAATACCTGAGTTAAGTTATATTACAAACGCCTATAAAGAGGCAATTATTAACCATAAAAGGAGCGGAAAAATAGAAAGTTTTGATAAAATTACTAGAATAAACTTTGGTATTTATACCGATACAAGAGGAAACACCGAGGCAATGTTTAACGACCGCCTTAGTGCTATTGAATTAGGCTTTACTTTACCTATATATATTGATTTTAAAACTAATTGTAAAAATTAAAACTTATGAGCTGTACTTGTACAACTGCGGGAGGTAACACTGGCGTACCTTTTTGCTCCCCATTACAGGGAGTTATGCACAATTTAATAATAGTTCCAAAATATGCGAATGACGGAACTTTAAACGCTATTGACTTAGCAAATGATACGTTAGATGCTCAGTATTTTACTGACAAATTTAACTCTGCAAATGATATGGATCGTTGGTATCCTTTACCATTTATGGAAAATGTAGAAAACACTAGAGCTGAGGCATTAAATGAAACGGCAAATAGTGGAAACATTTATAGAATTAAGCAAGGTGCTAGAACTTTAACGGGTGCTATGTTTAAATCAAGCCCTAGATTTTTATCAAGGTTAGAAAATTGGTTTTGTATTGACTTCGGAGTTTATGAGGTTGATAATAATGGAGCTTTAGCGGGTACGCTTTCGGCTGACGGAACTAAATTATATCCTAGATACGTTTTAAACGGATCATTTGACGGAAATTACAACTATGCAACTGATACAACAGTATCTAAAATAGTTATTTCTTTACAATATGATGACGCTGTAAAAGACGGACAAATAGGGTTAATTACTTCGGAAAATTTAGGAGGAGCTGATTTATTAAACGTAAACGGGTTATTAGATGTTAGTATTAATGCTAGTAATATTACAACTACTGGTCTAGATGCAGAGTTTAACACTATTTACGGAGATGCAACCGCACCTATTAATATTAAGGGCTTAGTATTAGCTGATTTTGACGTATTTAATGTTACTCAAAGCTCGGCTGTTGTTTTAACTTCGGTAACTGAGGGCGTTGATAATGGGCTTTATGCTTTTGTTTATCCAGCTCAAACCTCAGCGGATCAACTTAGAATTATCATTAATAAGGAGGGAATAGCAAACGAGCCTATGTTTGTTACTATACCTTAATGATTAAGATAGGTAATACTTATTTTGATAAATCGGTTAAGCAACTTTCTTTAAAAGAGTTTAAAGAGATTTACAAAGGTAGGCTAGATGTAGATTTAACAGAGGCTTATAAGAAAATCAAAAAAAGTAAGTGAATTTTAACCCCGTTATTAGCTTAGCGGGGTTTTATTTTGCCTTTTTATTAAAATAATTTATTTATTATTTGTTTTTATTAAAAATAGTTTATTATATTTGTACTATAAATCAAACGAAAACAAAATGGAAGATAGAGAAGAGTTAATAAATGAGATAATAGAATATTTAGAGGAGCTAAAAAATACAAGCCCGTTAAATAGTTTTTATCAAACAAGCGAAATAATACAACTTGCAAAAGACTTGCAAAAAAAAGATAACCAATTAAGTAAACTAATATGAATTTTAAAGAATTAGAAATTTGTGTAATTCAATGGGCTGAGAAAAAAAGCCTATTAGCAAAAGACAACAGTTACCAACAATATGCAAAATTTCAGGAGGAAAGCAACGAAATTTTAATAGCTCTAAACAATAATAAAAAAGTTTTAGAGAAAGCTCAAAAATTAGATGTTACTAACGAGGCTGAGTTAAAAATATTTAGAAATGTACGCAAGGACTTTGAAAATGAGCTAAAAGACGCTTTCGGAGATACTTTAGTAACTTTGATTATACTAGCAAAGCAAAACGAATTAAAACTAGAGGAGTGTTTAGAATACGCTTACAACGAGATTAAAAACAGAACAGGAAAAACAATTAACGGAACATTTATAAAAGATTAGATTATGATTAAAGGACAAAGATTTTTTCAAGTAATAGAGCCTAAAAAAGAGCCTTGCTTTTTTGGAGGACTTGCGGAGGTATCAAGAGAATATAATTTAAATTATGTTGATCTTACTAAGGAGTTTAGATCAGGAAAAACTATGTACAAGGAGAACGGCATAGAAATTAAAGAAGTTTATTTTAGAATTAAAAAATAATATTATGATTTTAGCATTATTAGGAGGGTATTGGTTTTTATATTTGGTATTAATAACCCTACATTTTATACCTACATTTATAGCCTATGGTAAAGATAATTTTTGGCAAGTTTTTGTAGTTAATTTTTTACTAGGTTGGAGCTTTTTAGGTTGGGTAATAGCCTTAGTTATTTCATTAAAAAAAAATAAATAAATTATGAAAAATAAAAACCCCTTTATTTTAGCGTTAATAACTTTATTAGTTAGTACAATAGCTTATGTTTTTAGTTTAATATATGTAGTTGATTACCTAGTCAAAGAACATGATAGGCAAATTAAGTATATAATAAGAAAACTAGATGTAAAAGAGTAAATTAACCCAGCGTACCTAGTTACCAAAACCCACTACCTAGCCCCTTAATTGGGGCTTTTTTTTTGCAAAAAGGTTATTTCTAACCTAAATTAACCTTAAACCTAACCTTTAAATAATAGCCTCTAAATGTTTAACTATCAGTCTTTTATATATATATCTAACCTATTAACTATAATATATATATATAATAATATATAATATAGAGTATATTAGTAACCCTTAAATTGTATATTTAATTATTATTATCTTTATAAAATACAAAAGGTTAGGTTAGTTAGGTTATGATTACTGTAATACATGAAAGGCTGGAGAAATTAAAAGCGGTTAACTTTTGGGTTAAGTTAATGGGCAACCCTGAAACTAAGCAATTTATTATAAGGTTAAATCAAAATAGACTTGAGCTATTTGGGACTGACATAGATAATAACGTTATAGGTTATTACAGCCCGACAACTGAAATACTAAGCGGAGGAGAAAAAAAGACGGGAACGCATTATACTTTAAAAGATACTGGTTATTTTTACGATAGTTTTAAAATTGACGTTTTTAATGATTATATTGTAATTGATGCCGACGGCTTAAAAGACAATATAGACTGGGCAAGTGAAAGCGAGAAAGTCTTAGGACTTGCAGAGTATCAATTTGATATATTAAATACTTTCTTAGTACCTAAATTAATTAATATTATTAGAAATGAAATATAAATCTATTGACGAGCTACCTATTTACAATTATAATAAGATCTTAGAAACGGGGGACTTTAAAGAGTATGGAGTTGAAACCGCTGAGGATTGGGAAAACATAGAGAAAGAATTTTTTTACAAAATTGGTTATTCAGAGAAATACTTTGAAATATTGCGAATAAGGACGCAAATAGTTTTAAACAAGGCAAAGTATTACAAGGGAGGAGATAACCTCTTAAAAACGCTTATAGAGGTTGACAAAGCGAAGTTAAAGCAAACCATAGGAGAAACAACGGGAGGAGATTTTAATAATATGGTTGCTCAGGTTAGTAAGTTTATGGGTTTTAGAATTGATGTAAAAGAGGTTAGCGTAATTGAATTTTATAATTATTTAAAAGTAGCACAAAATGGCTAAAAAAATACAGAGTAGTGATATATTCGCTGGAGATTTAACTAGCAAACAAATTAAAGAGTTTGAGGATTTAATAAAGGTACTTGAGAAGTTAGAGCAACAGCAAAAAGAAAATTTAAAAGTTAGTGCGGAGGGCTTAAAGGTTAACGCTAAGGAGTACGAGGACGTTAAAAAGAATTTAAAGTTAATACAGGATCAAGAGAAAGCCGAGCAAACTTTATTAAAAACGGAGCAACAAAGGGAGAAATTACAGCAAGAGAGAATAAAAACTATTAATCAAGGTTTAACACAGCAACAAAAGGAGTTAGCTTTAGCAGATAAAAAGAGAGCTAGTTTAGAAAAAATAAAACGCTCTCAAATGGGAGTTAATGGAGCTTACTCAAAGCAAAGTAAAAGATTAAATGAACTTAGAAAGCAATATAAGGACTTAATATTAGTTGAGGGTAAGGAAACTAAGGAGCTAAAAAATAAAAGGCGAGAAATACAGAAACTAGATAAGCAATTAAAAAAGGTTGATGCTAATTTAGGACAATTTCAGAGGTCAGTAGGTAATTATGGAAAGGCTTTCGGAGGACTTAAAAACTTAGCTAGTAGTGCATTACCAATAGCGGGAGTTGCTGGAGTTATTTCAGTATTAAAAAATGGTCTAAAAGTTATAATGGACTTTGAGAAAGCAAACTCAAGTTTAAAAGCAATTACGGGGGCTACTGATGAGGAGATGAATAAGCTAAAAGAAACGGCTAAGCAATTAGGTAGTACAACAGCTTTTACAGCTTCTCAGGTTACTGAGTTACAAACAGAGTTCGCTAAGTTAGGTTTTACTACTAAACAAATTGATAATGCGACAGCGTCAACCTTAAATTTAGCTTTAGCAAGTGGTACAACACTAGCAGAAAGTGCCTCAGTAGTTGGTAATACTTTAGGAGGTTTGGGGCTTAGTGCCGTTGAAACTCAAAGAGTAGTTGATGTAATGGCAAAGTCTTTTACTAGCTCCGCTTTAGATATGGAGAAGTTTAAGGAAAGTATGAAACTTGTAGCTCCAGCAAGTAGAGCAGTTGGTAAATCAGTTGAGGAAACAACAGCACTTTTAGGAACTTTAGCAAATGCGGGTATTAGTGGTAGTAGTGCGGGAACAGCTTTAAGATCATCTTTTATTCAGTTAAGCAAAGCGGGGCTAACGTTAGAGCAAGGTTTAAAAAAGGTTGCTAATTCTCAGGATAAACTAGCAACAGCAACAGAACTAGTAGGTAAAAATGCGACAACAGCTTTTTTAGTGTTAGCAGAGGGTACAGAA